TACGTCCTCACTGAAGCGAAGAAATGGAGCATCATCGACCTGCCGGCGATCGCCAGAGAAGACGATCCGATCGGCCGGAAACGAGGTGAGGCTCTCTGGCCCGAGCGCTTCCCGATCGAGCATCTCGAGGACCTGCGCGAGGGCGATCCCCGCGGCTTCCAAGCCCTGTACCAAGGCAGCCCGACCCCCGATGCCGGCAATTTCTTTCCGGGGGATTGCATCATGACCTACAGCAAAAACGAGATGCCGCCGAAGGAGGAACTCCGCTTCTACGCGGCCTCCGACCATGCCGTCAGCACGGCGCAAGACAGGGACAAAACCTGCCTGATGGTGATCGGCTACGACAAGGACTCGAACATATGGATCATGCCCGACCTGATCTGGGGTCGGTTTACAACCGACTACACGGTCGAGCGTATGATCGACCTCATGGCAAAGTTCAAGCCGCAGTACTGGTGGGCGGAAAAAGGACATATATCAAAATCTATCGGGCCTTTCCTCCGCAAGCGTATGCTCGAACGGTCGACCTTTTGCTCCGTCATCGAGGTCACGCCTACCCACGACAAAAAGACCCGCGCGCAGTCGATTTCTAGCCGCATGGCGATGCGCATGGTCTACTTTCCGTCCTTCGCCCCGTGGTGGGCGGAAGCCCGCGACGAGCTGCTCAAGTTCCCGTTCGGAACCCACGATGATTTCTGTGATACGCTCGCCTGGGTCGGCATGGGCCTCGGCATTCATGTCCCCAACAAGCGCCCCAAGCCTGCGTTCACCGGCCCGAAGCAGGGTACGCTCGGCTGGGTCAAGAAAGAGTCGGCGCGACTGAATAAACGCCCCGGCGTGCCAGGAGGATGGTAGATGTCGACGGGCGGTTTCCCTCCTTCTGGCGGTGGCCCCCAGCCGCCGGCGGACACGCAGTCGAGCCTTTTCGCTGCGCCGGGTCCGCCGCCACCGCCCACCGACAAGGTCGTCCCGCGCAAGCCTTCTGACGAGATCGACGAGAAGCGCAAAGCCCTCGTCAAGAAGCGCATCGACGACGTCAAGAACGCCAAGAAGCATTGGGAGCCTTCTTTCCGGCAGATGATTCGCGATCAAAAATTCTGCGCCGGGCATCAGTGGGAAGAAGAAACCAAAGGTGCGTCTTTCAACGATGCTTTCGACGACAGGTATGTCGCCAATGTCACGCTCAGGCATGTCAAGCAGCGGACGGCCGCCTTGTACGCCAAGAACCCCAAGGCCGTGGCCAAGCCTCGTCCCAAGCTCTACGCCACCGTTTGGGACGGCACGGTGCAGAGCTTTCAGACGGCGCAGCAGGTCTTGCAGCAAGCTCAGGCCGCACAGGAGCAGATGCAGAAGCTGGTGATGGGCGCCGGCCTCGGCATCGCCGCTTCGCGGCTCGGTCTTGGCGGCATGCAGCCGGGTGCCAACGGCGGGGCTTCTCCGCTGGCGACGTTGACAGGTCAACCGGAGTATTCCTGGCAGGTTCCGCCGAAGGGCCTGCCGCCGGATGCTCCGGGATTGAACGGCGGTGGCGGGACGTCCAGCCCTACGCCGCCGGGGCCGCCGGGTGCCGGCGCATGTCCGGGTTCGCCCGGCGGTCCTCCTCCCCCGCCGGGCGCTCCTCCGGGCGGACCCGGCGGCCTGATGGGTGGCCTGGCGCAGATCGCCGGACAGGCGGGCATCGGCATGCCAGCCGGGCCGTCGCCGGAAGAGCTTCAGCAGGCCCAGGCGATCGTGGCGGACGTTCAGCAGGTCAAGGCGCAGACCGATCAGGCCAACAAGATCGCCCGGACATTGGAGATCCTCTACCAGTACGAGGTCAGCCAGCAGCAGCAGTCGTTCAAGTCCCGGATGAAAATGACGGTCAGGCGGGCGACCACCTCTGGCGTCGGTTGGGTCAAGATTGGCTTCCAGAGGGTCATGGGGCGATCCCCCGACCTCGACTCCAAGCTCGCCGATGCGCAGCAGCAGCTCGCCCTGATCGAGCGGGTCTCGGCCGACATCGCCGACAACGAAACCCAGATGGATTCACCCGAGGCCGAGCAGCTCCGCCTGGTCGTCGCCGATCTCGCTGCGCAGTCCGATATCGTCGTGCGCGAGGGCCTGATGTTCACCTGGCCGAAGTCGACTGCGATCATTCCCGATCGGGGCTGCACGGCATTGCGCAACTTCCTCGGCTGCAACTGGGTGGCCGAGGAGTATTGCCTGACCGAGGACGAGATCGAGGAGACCTACGGTGTCGATGTCGGCAACTCCTTTACCGGCTATCGCACGATCGACGGCGGCACCGATTTCGGACAAGTCGAGGAGCTGCGTTCCCAACTCACCACCGACAAGGACAATCCTTCCAAAGGCCTGGTCTGGGAAATCTACAATAAGCAGGACGGCCTGGTTTATGTCGTCTGCGACGGCTATCCCGATTTCCTGCGCGAGCCGGCGGCCCCCGAGTTTTACACCGACGCTTTCTGGCCGTGGTTCCTGGTTGCTTTTAACGAAACCGAGGGAAAAGTCTTCCCGCCAAGCGATGTCACCCTCATCCGCTCGATGCAGCTCGAACTGAACCGCTCCCGGCAAGGCTTGCGCGAGCATCGTTTCGCCAATCGCCCCAAGACCGCCTACGCCGACGGTGTCCTCTCCGAGGAAGACCTCGAGACCTTGCGCAATCCGCCGGTCAACGCTCTCATTGCCGTGGCGGGTTTGCAGCCCGGCACTGACATCAATACAGTCTTGCAAGGCATCAAGGGAGTGCCGGTTGATCCCAACATCTATGCCACGCAGGAGGTCTTCCAAGATTTCCTACGGGTGGTCGGCGATCAGTCTGCCGATCTTGGCCCGACGGCAGGCGCGACAGCTACGGAGTCTAATATCGCTGCTCAAGCCAAAGCCACTGCCACCGGCTCTGAGATCGACGACATCGACGATACTCTTTCAGCGATGGCTCAGGCGGCGGGCCAGATCCTTCTCTTGAACGTCTCCGAGGAAACTGTTCTCCAGATCGTTGGACCCGGCGCGATCTGGCCGAGCCTGACCAAGGGCGACGTCGCCCGCAACCTCGTCCTCGACATCGAAGCCGGCTCTTCCGGTCGGCCCGACCAAGCCCGTGAACTCCAGAACTTCGAACGCCTCGCTCCGATCCTCATGCAAATCCCCGGCATCAGCCCGACTTTCATGGCCAAGCAGGCGGTCAAGCGGATGGACGACTCGATCGACATCGATGAAGCGGTCACCGCGGGGATACCGAGCATCCTCAAGCAGAACGGCATGCAGCCGGGCGCCTCGACTGCTCCGGGTGGTGGACCCGATCCCAATGCGCAGGGACCGAATGGTCCCAATAACGCGCCGCAGCCGCCGTCGCCGCAGTCTTCGGCGCCGACGCCGGTCAATGCCGGCCCGCCGGGTCCGCCTTCCGCTTTGAACTGATCTGGAGTAAAGAACTCTTATCGTGGCCGAAGATAACACCGCACCCGACTACACATCGTCTTCGGACACGGCAGCGCCTGCGCAGACCCCCGACGCAGGCGCTGCGTCCCCCGACGGGACCCAAACGTCGGCTGATCACATCGGGGATACGACGACCGAATCGGGAAGGAAGCAGACCCTTTTAGACGCCGTCCTCAAGGTTGTCCCAGCCGACACCGAGGGCGACGTTCTAGCTGCGGATAAGCCGACGGATGCTCCCGCATCACCCGCCATCGATGATGGAGATCAAGCCGACCAGGGGTCCGAAAGCAACGAACTCACCGAGGCCGATACCGTCGGCATGGGGCCGTCCGCGGCGAAGAAGTTCAAGGTGCTTCTCCGTCAGCGGGGCGAGTTGCGCGATCATATCGCCAGTCTCCAGCCGGTGGCCGAAATCGGTGGACAATTAGCTAATTTCGCACGCGAGAACGATCTCTCGTCCGACGACATCGTCAAGGCCGTCAGCCTTGCCGCCGCCGTTCGGGTCGGGGACTGGCAAAGCTTTTACCAGCAAGTCGGCCCCTTCGTGCGGCGTGCTCAAGAGTATCTCGGGCTAGTCTTGCCCGACGATCTCGGTCATCGCGTCCAGCAAGGCCACATGACCGAGGCGATGGCTCGCGAGTACGCCAGGACGCGCTTCGACGCGGCGAAAGCCACGGCGGTGGCGCAGCAACGCGAGACTGAAATCCAGACCTCGCGGGTCCAGAACGTCCAAGCTGATGTCCAGCGAGCCGTTGCCAATTTCGAGACCCAACTGGCGGCGCGAGACCCAGATTATCGGGCAAAGGCCGACGCCATTCGACGGACGACGCAGGCGATCCTGCATGAGCGTGGTGGGCAGATCACTTCGGCGCAGGAGGCCCTGGACATCGTCCAGGCCGCCCATGCCGAGGTCACTCAGCAGTACCGCCGTCTCATGCCAGCCCCGCGTGCGACGCACCCCGTGCCGAATGGCAATTCGCAGCAACCATCGGCGCGTGCGCAGCCCAAAACCCTCATGGAAGCCGCCCTACAGGGGCTGGAGAGGGCGAGGCAGCAGCGTGCTTAAATCGGGTCTCCTCCAATGGCTTTCACCGCAGGTGAAATTACCAATATCGCGAATGCAGCGTTAGACTTTTATTTCAGCAAGGGCGATGTCTTTCGCCAGACTATCCAGAAGCGTCCTCTCTGGGATAAACTCTCAGGGAAGCGGAAATCCTTCCCCGGCGGCAAAGGTTCGATCTCGCTTGCTGTCTCCGGTGCTTTCGGTGACGGCACGGCCAACTCCGTCGTCGCCGGTTAT